TAAAACATACAAAAAGTTTGGTGGAAGTAGTATATCAACTACCGATGCTGAAAATTTCAATAAGTTCTTTAAATTTTAAAAGGTTATAAAAATGGAAAAAAGTAAATTACAATCGTTTATCAGTAGATATTATTTAGCAGGTAACTGTGAAGCAGTTAAATTAACAGAAAATGCAACAGGTGTTGGATGTGACTTGATTGATGTAGATCAGACAGTCGTTGGTAAAATTCAATGGATGACAACGCCATTTATGAAAGGTGAGTTAGGTATCAATCATACCGGTGCATTAATTAAAATGTTAGGAGCATTAGGAGAGAATATTGCAATCGATGTTAAAGATGCAGCAGGTAAGAATTATGCAATGACAATTTCTGAGGGTAGCACAAAGGCAACATTTATGTTAGCAGATACCACAGTTATTCCAGCAGTACCAACAATTAATGCAGAACCTGACTATCAAATTCAAATTCCAGTTAATGAAGAATTTATTAGCAAATTTATCAAAGCTAAGAATGCTTTACCAGATGCTAAGAATTTTGCGGTACAAGTTCAAGGTGGCGTAATTAAATTTATTATTAATTATTCAACGGTTAATGCAGATAACATTACATTTGAAGTAGGAAATACACCGGGCGCAGATATGGATCCAGTATGTTTTTCAGCAGATAAGTTACGAGAAGTGCTTGTAGCAAATAGAGGAGATTCGGGCGAATTACATGTATCTCCAGATGGATTATCTAGAATCGCATTTAAAGGTGCTGATTTTGAATCAACATATTGGTTAGTAATGTTACAAAACTAGGAGTCACAGTGCAAGTAAGAGTAAAAAGACTACATCCAGATGCAGTAATACCGGCATATTCAAAACAAGGAGATGCTGGTTTAGATTTAACGGCTGTTACTGCAACAAAAGATCAATATGGAAATGTTGTATATGGAACGGGTTTAGCAATCGAAATACCAGAAGGGTATGTTGGATTAATTTATCCAAGATCATCGAATAGTAAAACGGATTTATATTTAACAAATCATGTAGGCGTAATAGATTCGGGATATAGAGGAGAAATTATGTTTAAATATCGTTCAATAAATGGTTTGCTAAATTCTAAAGTATATCAACTTGGAGATAGAGTAGGACAATTGATAATAATGCCATATCCGCAAATTGAATTAGTAGAAGCAGATGAATTATCTGATTCAGAAAGAGGAGAAGGTGGATTTGGATCAACAGGTAAATAATAAAATATGTTTGGACAACAAGAAAATACATTATGGGTTGAATCATTTCGCCCAGACACATTAGAAGGATATATAGGTAATGAGCACATTATTGAAAAAGTTAAAATTTTCATTGCTAATGGCGATGTTCCGCATCTCTTATTTTACGGATCAGCTGGAACGGGTAAAACAACATTGGCAAAAATAATAGCTGGTTCGGTAGATGCCGATTTAATGTATATTAACGCATCAGATGAAAACTCAGTAGATGCAGTTAGAGATAAGATTAAAAGATATGCATCAACAGTGGGATTTCGCAGATGGAAAATTATTATCTTAGATGAGGCAGATTACTTAACACCAAATGCTCAAGCAGCTCTTCGCAACTTAATGGAGACTTATAGCAAAACAACACGTTTCATTTTAACATGTAACTATGTTGAAAAGATTATTGATCCAATTCAATCACGTTGTCAGACATTTGCAATTACTCCTCCAAATAAAAAAGAAGTAGCACAAAGATTAGTTGAAGTATTAAATTCAAAAGGCGTAACTTATGATATCAAAGATATTGCTGCAATCATCAATGCATCATATCCAGATATTCGTCGAGCAATCAATGCAGCACAAGCATCTGTAGTTAACGGACAATTGCAATTAGATAAAGCAAGTGCAATTCAAGCTAATTACATGACTGAAATACTCGAAATGCTCAAAAATGCAAAAGATAAAAAGGCAACTTTCACAAAAATTCGTCAATGTATTGCAGATAGCAAAGTTAAAGATTTTACTCCGTTGTATACATTTTTATATGACAATTTAGATGAATTTGCCCATGGTCATATAGCACCTTGCATTTTGATTATAGCAGAATCACAATTTAAAGACGCTAGTGTAGTAGATAAAGAAATTAACATAATGGCAATGTTTGTAAATTTATTAGGAGAAATATGAGTAAACCACAAATCAAACCAACAGATATGCAACCTATCATTTGTACAGAATGTGATGGAATGTATTTTCGACAAGTAATGGCAATTAACAAAGTATCAAAGTTTTTAACAGGTGCAGACAAAGATACTATGGTACCTATCCCGGTATTTAGATGCGATGACTGCGGAGCAATACCAGCAGAGTTTCAACCAGTTAAATTGAAGTCTAAATAATGTCAGTACCATATCATAAAGATACGATTAGCATCGTATTTAAAACATCGAATCGAAGCAATGCGAGAGTGAAAATAAAAACATTTCGCAATAAATCAATTGATGATATTGTAGATGCTAAACGTATCATTGGTATTCCTGATAATGCAGTAATACTTGAAATTGGAATGGGAAAACAGTTAGAAGAACAATATCGTAAAAAATATAAACTATAATAAATGGCAGAAGAAAAGAAAGGCGCAACAATTTTTGATTTTATTGACGGATTAACACACAAAAAGAAAGAATGGTCAAAATGGTCAGAATCGGATCAAAAAAAGTTTTCAGTATTCATCGTTAATCGTTGGTTAAGTATGCGTATGGAATTTACAGAACTTGTTAATGAATTTCAAACATATACTATAGGATTATTACGTCCGCAAGAAACATATCGATTATATTATGAATTTCTTCCACCGTCTAAAGGATTTGCAAAATATATAAAAGGTAAATCTGAGGATAAATATGAAAAAGACTTAGTTGCACAATTTGCCGAACATTATCAAGTATCCAAATCAGAAGCCGCAGATTACATTGACTTAATGAACAAAGAACAATGTGATAGAATTTTGACAATGTATGGATATAGTGAAGGTGATAAAAAGAAACTACTAAAAGGAATAAAATGAGTGTACATACACAAACACACTACAAAGGGAAGGATAGCCTTTATAAATTTGCAGAAGATTGGGGTTTGAATGCTTATGAATTTGATATCATTAAACGCATTGTAAGATGCCGTCATAAAGGTACATTTCAACAAGATTTAGAAAAATCAAAAGATTTGATTGATATTTATTTGAAAGAAAAGTTGCCTAATTATTCGGAAATTAGTAAATAATTTCATATATTAATAGTATGAAATCAGGAAACTATCTATCTCCAATATATCGTTTATCTCAAGTAGATGCTGCAGCTGTCCCTAGAAAAATATCTTATTCACAATGGTCATTGTATGAACGATGTCCACTTTCATGGAAGCTCAATTATATAGATGGATTAGCTCCATTTCAATCATCAATCGAAACATGTTTTGGTACGGCATTTCACGAAACATTTCAACACTTCTTAACCGTATTGTATACAGACTCCGTTAAGAAAGCAGAAACAATAAATTTGCGAGAAGTGTTGACAGCAAAACTTAAAGATGAATATATTCGTTGTGTTGCTGAAAATAATGGTGAACATTTTTCAAATCCTTTACAATTGGCAGAATATCTAGAAGATGGTGTTGCTATATTAGATTGGTTTACGAAACGTCGTTCGCAATACTTTTCAACTAAGAATTGGGAACTTGCCGGCATTGAAATGGAATTATGTGTACAAGCATCAGATGCAAATCCTTCAGTATATTGGTACGGGTTTATGGATGTTGTTTTGCGACATGTTCCAACTAATAAGATCTTAATACTTGATATTAAAACTAGCCGTAATGGTTGGAATAAAAATGCTAAATCAGATTCACTTAAATTAGCACAGCTTATAACATATAAAAATTATTTTGCAAAACAATATGGTATTCCTAAAGAAAATATCGATGTTGAATTTTTTGTTGTTAAGCGCAAAATAATGGAAGAGTCAATGTTTCCGCAGAAACGCATTCAAAATATTAAACCTGCTGCGGGTAGCGTTACACAAAAGCGAGTTCAACGTAGTATTGATTTATTTGTTGAGCAATGCTTTGATTTAGAAGGCAACAAGAATGCAGATAGAACATATTTGGCAACAGCAGGTAAGGGTGCTGCAAATTGTAAATATTGTCCATTTAAAACAGATTACGAAAGATGTCCGAAAGAGAACAGAATACGAGAATAAGATATATGCATGAG